TCTCCTCTTTACAGATACATTAATTGAGGACGAGGACTTATACAGATTCCTGGATGAAACAGCAAAAGATTTTGATGTACCACTTACTCATATATCCGAAGGGAGAACCCCGTGGGAAATATTCAAAGATGTTCGGTGGTTAGGTAATAGCAGACTGGCTCAATGTTCCCATATTTTAAAGCAAAAAACAGCAGAAAAGTGGATTAAAGAACATTTCAAAGAAAATGAATGTGTCCTTTATTTAGGGATTGATTGGACGGAAGAACATCGGACCAAAGCACCTAAAAAGAATTGGAGTCCTTATCAAGTGGAGTTTCCAATGATTGAACCTCCATACCTATCTAAAAAAGATATGCTAAGCGAACTTAAAAAAAGAGGGATAACCGCACCTAGATTATACGAGCTTGGATTCTCTCATAACAATTGTTCAGGTATGTGCGTGAGGGGTGGACAAGGGCATTTTATCCATCTGCTTCAACAATTTCCAGACCGTTATAAGTGGATGGAAGGTTATGAAAAAGAAATGCAGGAGTATCTAGGGCAAGAAGTAACAATATTGAAACGGACAATAAAGGGAGTACAAGAAAACCTTACACTCCAGCAATTAAGAGAAGAGTTTGAAACGGATAACAAAGATCAAATTGATTTATTCGATGTTGGCGGTTGTGGCTGCTTCGTCAATTACGAGGAGGAATTATAAATGAACGTAATCACATTAACAGGTAATGCAACCAAAGATTTTGAATTGAAGTACACTCCCAACGGCAAACCCGTGGGAAGCGGCACCATTGCTGTCAGACGAGACTTTAAAAATCAGCAAGGCGAATATGAAACAGATTTTATTAACTTGGCGGTGCTAGGCAAACTTTCTGAAGTCATGGCTAACCATATCTGTAAAGGTGACAAATTCGGGGTGACAGGCAGATTGCAGATCCGTAAATGGGAAAAAGACAATGGAGAAAAGCAATATTTCACAGAAGTGGTCGTGAACGGCTTTGATTTCCCTAATAAGAGCCAAAATGCAGGAAGCAATACAAATACATCTAACACTAATCAAAATCGCTCACAGGGCAACACAAGGGTAGATAATGACCCATTCGCAGGAAACGGGCAAATAGATATCTCGGATGATGACCTTCCATTCTAGGTGAACAAAATGAGATGGGACGAAGCAGCCAAAAAACAACTCCTACAAATATGTTTCTTTGAAGATTGTCCACTCGAACATAAGTATGCAGCAGCAAGGGAACTCCAGCTTAAAAACTGGGGTCCCACCTTCCTACAAAAGTTATTGAAATATTGGGGAATGGGGTTAAGCGAAACCCAAATAGCGGACAAATTCGGCGTAGAAGATTGGGAAGTTAAAAAGCAATTACTAAAATATAACCTGTATGGCAGCAGGATAAAGAGGAGAAATGGAGCATGAACCTAGAAAAATTATTCAGTATGCAGAAAGTTTTACGTGATCGAATCGGATACAACGAACCAGATAGATTCAATAAGCTAATTTTGGCGTTATTAGTCGAATTAGGCGAATGTGCGAATGAGTGGAGAGGGTTTAAGTTCTGGAGTGTGAATCAATTACCTCATACATCTGCTGTGAGAGTGCCTTGCATGATGGAAGAGGATAAAGAGTATTACAATCCTTTGCTTGAGGAGTATGTGGATTGTTTACATTTTATCCTTGAATTAGGAATTGAAGTTCGTGCGGTGGATCCATGGAAGCCAATTTACGAAGAGGATGTAACCGAACAATTCAGAACGTTATATTACCACATTTCTCTAATTAATGAATACAACGGCCATGACTCTTATGAATATGCAGTTAGTTATTTCTTAGGTTTAGGTGAAATGCTTGGTTTTACCTGGGAACAAATAGAACAAGCTTACATGGAGAAAAACAAAATTAACCACAAAAGACAAGAGGTGGGTTATTAATGAATAGCGATGAATTACGTTCCCTCTTAACCATGATCACGCAATACTCCTTTGAATATCTGCAAAGTTTGAATAAAGAACAACTCGAAAAGATATACAAGGAGAAAACCAATGGGCGGTAAAGCAAGTAGGGACAAAGGACAGCGCGGCGAAAGAGAGTTTGCTAAGTTAATAGGCGGTCATCGTGTGCCGTTATCAGGGGCGCAAGAAGGCTATTCCAATGACGTGATAGGTTTAGGGTTAGAGTGGGAAGTCAAACGGCGGAAAAGTGGCTTTAAACAGTTATATGAATGGGTAGAAGATGAACGAGAAAAGCCGGATGCCGTCGCTTTGAGAACAGATAACAAACAATGGTTAGTCTGCATGACGCTGGATAAGTTTAAGGAGCTGATGAATAAATGAATCAGCAAAAAAAGGATTGGACAGACGATTATCTTCAGGAACTAATCAAATACAACAAACAATTAAAACAGGTGCCCGATGAAAGCAGAATCCAACGAATCGAAATCCTCTCCAAACAATTAGTCTTAATTGGGAAGTTAGCTGCAGAGTTTTCAGGAAAATACAAGATGATCTATGCAGCAAGAAAAAGACTGCACGCAGAAGCTTACATTAAAGCAGAAAAGAACAAAGCGGCAGAGGCGGAATTAGCCGTTGTTTATTTAAGAACAGAGGAAGCGGACGCATACAGCGATATGAAAAGATGGTCCAATGCCTTTGATAGCACGAAAGAAGAAATTAATGCGTTGAAATACCAAATCAAAATTGATATAGAAGACGGTTCAAGCAGGAGGGGAAGCTGATTGACCTATAACAAGTTTCAGCTATACGGCATACTGAAAGATTATTTCTGGATGATACGAGAGATTAAGAAAATCGATTATGAGTTAAGCAAAACCGACTTCCAAGGCATCGCACAATACGGCATAGAAGCCACCTTACCACATGCGGTAGGAATAGTTAGTCAAGCGTTAGAAAACGAAGTGGTGCGTCGCTCCAAGAAGTCTGAACGCATGTATGAGTATGCGAAGAAAGTTAATTTCATTAATGAGCGCATTCACAAGGTGACAGACGAGAAAGAAAAGGTGGTTCTGGATTGTTTGTTAGATGGCATGAACATCGCGGCGATTAGTCATCATTTGAAGCTATCAAGAAAACAGGTGCATAAGTTGAGGGATAATATTGTGGATTTGCTAGCTGGGTGAATCTTTGACATAAATTGTGTTTAAGGAGGATTTATGAGAAGAAGAGAGTACGTTTGGATTAAATACAAAATGTCTTTAGAAACAAAGGCTATTATGGATGAATTTTATAAACAATGGAGACGTTATCGCAATTATTAGCAACACAATACGAACAAAAGACGGCACAAAAAGCACACTTTACACACATGTAACACTTTTTGAAATCCTCTAGGAATCTAGTTATACTTGAGGTATCAGGTAATTTAATAAGGCACGGAAATGTCTAGATAGTTATTTTCCGTACTATTCGGCAAGAGACGGTACTGGTGCCAGACAGTATCGTCTTTTTTATGTTCGGTGTGCCTTCGGGCGGGTAAACAAGCGACAACAAATGCCAAAGGTGGGGGCAGTTGCTTACATTTTTTCTCTAGAGGATATTTCGGTAGGTTGTAGAGAGAAAATGGAAGATTAAAAGCAGGGAATACTCTCCTTCATGTCGTATATAATTAAGACAAGGGAGGGATTCATATGAGTGATAAAGTAGGCGGTTACGCAGATCCAGGCACAGGCGGCTTGAAATGTGAAGGCATTAAGGTAGGTGGCAGTCATGAGTGAAAGAGTAGGCGGATATACTGGAACTAAACCGGGTGGAGATAAGGCAGTTATCAAAAGCATCAAGCCAGGCGGTTAATATGAACAGAGGAGCATCCTGCGGGGTGCTTTTTTCTTTGGAGGCGGTGAATGAATGTGAAACTAACTGATAAGCAAGAAGCTTTTATTAGAGAATACATGATTGACCTTAATGCAACACAAGCATATTTGCGTGCTGGGTATAATGTTAAGGAAAGCACAGCAAGAGCAAATGCAAGCAGACTGCTAACAAAGGCTAACATTGTCGCGCGTATAGAGGAATTGCAGGCTGTAAGAGCAGGGAAACTTGAATTAGATGCTGAATGGGTATTGAAGCGGTTAAAGGAAATCTCTGATAAGTGCATGCAAGCTGAACCTGTTACGAAATGGGACTATGAAGAAAAAACCTTAGTTGAAACAGGAGAATATCAGTTTGATAGCACTGGTGCTAATAAAGCAACGGAATTAATCGGTAAACATTTAGGTATGTTTAAAGATAAATTGGATATTAACGCAAATATAGGTGTGACCATTGTAGATGATTTAGATGAATAAAGTTAAGCTTTCCAATATAGTAGCCCCATCCTTTAAGCCTATTCACAAGGACATCAAACAAGGCAATCACACACACTATTGGTTCGGCGGCGGTCGTGGTTCCACTAAATCCTCGTTTGTAGCTATCGAAATCATATTAGGAATCATGAGTGATCCCCAAGCCAATGCAGTGGCTATGCGGAAAGTTAAGGATACCTTAAAGGATTCAGTGTATGAACAACTCCTATGGGCTATAGATGTTCTAGGTGTGGAGAAATACTGGCATGATAGCATTAGCCCATTAGGATTAACTTATATTCCCACTGGACAAAAGATAATATTCAGGGGTGCGGATAAACCAAAGAAGATTAAGTCCATTAAATTCTCAAAAGGCTATTGCAAATTCCTATGGTACGAGGAAGTGGATGAATTCGGAGGTATGGAAGAGATCCGGATGATTAACCAATCTTTAATGCGTGGTGGAAAGAAGTTCACTGTATTCTACAGTTATAACCCTCCAAAGAGTGCGAACAATTGGGTGAATGCAGAAGTGCAGCTCACCAGGACAGACAGACTCTTTCATCATTCCAATTACTTAACCGTGCCGAAAGAGTGGCTAGGTGAACAGTTCATTGTGGAAGCGGAACACCTGAAAGAAGTGAAACCAACCTCCTATCAGCATGAATACTTAGGAGAAGTCACGGGTACAGGTGGCGAAGTATTCGACAATGTGAAGTGCCGACCTATTACGGATGAAGAGATAGCAGACTTCTATAATGTGAAGCGTGGCCTTGACTTTGGATATGCAATCGATCCCCTCGCTTACAACGTGACTCATTATGACCGTAAGAAGAAGCGGCTTTATATATTCCATGAACTTTATAAAGTAGGATTATCCAATCATGCAGCATACCAACATATCAAGGTTGAGAACAAGAACAATGAGATGGTACTCGCAGATTCAGCCGAACCAAAGTCTATCCATGAACTTAGACAATATGGTTTAAAGATTCGTGGTGTGAAGAAGGGACCGGATAGTATCGAGTATGGCATCAAGTTCCTGCAAAGCTTAGAGGAAATCATCATAGATGATGTGCGATGTCCAGAGACAGCACGAGAGTTTCTGACGTATGAGTTAGATAAGGATGCGAACGGAAACTGGAAGGCTGGATACCCTGATAAAAACAATCACTCTATTGATGCGGTGAGATATGCGCTCAACGATGAAGCGATGAAGTATAAAGAAGAGAAGAAACATATACATGATCCAGACAATTTAACCCCGCATGAGAAACACCAGAAGGCCGTAAAACAAATGACAGGCGGCAAGCCGAAAGTATCAGCATTTACTAAAGGGTGGTGACAATATGTGTGAACATAAAGTTGAAAGATTAAACCCAATAACAGGAGATCCTAAACAAATCGTTCTTATGTGTAAAAAATGCGGTGAAAAAGCTACGCATAATTTAGTGACAGGCGAAACGAGGTGAACTAAATGCAATTCCTTTATGGACTACTATCAGCGGTGGTCTTTTTTATTGCGCTTATAGGATTCTTCTATATGGGTTACAAGCACGGAAGGAAAACTCATGTGCCTAAATTCATCAGTGAAGAAGAACAGCGAAAACAAGAGAAGATGCAAACGTTTGATAAACATTTCAAGGCTTTATTTTCATATGACGTAGATACAGCTACAGCAAAGAAGAAGGTGAAATAAATGAATTTTAGTCAAGCATTAGAAGAGCTAAAGCGAGGAAAGAGAGTTAAACGTTCCTTTTGGGGCGGGTATTGGTTTATTCCTGAAAGCTTGCCGAGTGGTTATGAAAGTTTCAAATACAACAAAGAGTTTAAATTAAACTGTTTGATTGTAGCGCGATTAAAAGATGATGGCGGTTATGCTCCAGCACAACCTTATCAAGCTGACTTATTAGCAGATGATTGGGAAGTGATTGAATGAGTGAAAAGAAAACGAAAGATTGGCGATTGTTCGAAGATGGGAAGAAATACAACAACAGCATCAAGCCGAACTACTATGACACAGTAGATGCAAACATTGCTTTCTTTCAGGGGGACCAGTGGAGAAACCTTGAAGCAGAGAACATGCCAAAGCCGGTGTTTAACATTATCAAGCGAGTCATTACATTCTTTGTGGCTTCGCTCACTTCATCTAAATCCAAACTACACTTTGAGCCATTGACTCATTCGGAAATGGAAGATGATCCAATTAATCCATCGAAGTTAGCCAATGCTCAAGTAAACAATCTATTTGAGAAATTCAAAATGGATTTCAAGATTAAAGAAGCGTTGTTTGATGCAGCCATTACAGGTGATGCGTGCGCCCACTTTTACTTTGATATGGATAAGAAACCATACGGCAAAGCGTTTGGTGATATTAAAGGTGATATCTGCATGGAGCTGGTTGACGGGACCAATGTTTATTTTGGGAACGGGAACAATCCACGGGTAGACATTCAGCCTTATATCATCATTGCCGGCCGTGATACGGTGGCAAACTTGAAAGAAGAAGCGAAGATGTACAAACAGAATGAGACAGAGATAAGCGGAATCCAAAAAGATGCAGAGTTTCACGAACAAGCGGGAGACAATTCCGATATTGAAGTAGATGCAGATGGATATGGCAAGGCCTTATATATCATTGTGTACCGGAAAGACAAGAAAACAGGCACCATCAAAGCGACAAAGAGTGTAGAAAGTGCGTATATCTATCAAGATATTGACACAGGTCTCACAGAATACCCGGTTGCTTGGATGAATTGGGAGAAACAAAAGAATCAATATCATGGTCGTGCAGTCTCTACAGGCATGCTGCCCAATCAAATCTTCATTAATCGTATGTTTGCCATGGTGATGTATCACTTGATGATGACAGCCTTCCCAAAAGCCGTATACAATGCGGAAGTTATTGACGGATGGACCAACGAAATTGGTTCAGCTATTGGAGTAACGGGAATGGGACCTGATGCAAACATCAGAAACATTGCTGGATACTTGGAACCTGGACAAATGTCAGGGCAAATCATTAATACGATTGAATTAGCCATGCAATATACCAAAGAAACCCTAGGAATCAGTGATGCTTCACTAGGTAACATAGATCCTAAGAATACATCTGCTACCATAGCGGTGCAAAAATCATCAGCGATTCCATTAGAGAATCCAAAAGCCAATCTATATGAGTGGATAGAGGACATTGGGAAGATTTTGTTCGATATGATGGGGACTTATTACGGTCAACGCCCGGTCATTATCGAAATCGAAGGCAAAAAACAAATGGTCGATTTCGATTTCTCTCAATATAAGAATATGTGGTTCAATGTTCGGGCTGATGTGGGCGAATCCTCTTACTGGTCAGAGATTGCAGCCATTCAAACATTGGATAATCTACTTGCTCAAGGCCATATTGACATCATTGCCTACTTGGAACGTGTACCGGATGAATATATCCCACAAAAAGAAGAATTATTGACTCAAATTAAACAGAATATGCAGATGCAAGCGGAACAACAAGCCATGCAAGAGCAAATGATGGCACAAGATCAGATGGCACAAGAACAACAGATGGCAGAACAGGAACAATTACAGGCGGTGGAGCAAATAGCGGCCAAAGAAGAGAAGAAACCACACATCTTCGACCAATTACTCGCCCAATTGCCAAAACATCAGCAGAGAGCCTTTGAGAAGCTCTCACCTGAAGAACAAGATGCGATCATGAATCAATTAGTAGCCGAACAAGAAGCCGAATAAGGCTTTTTTATTTTGTCCTTAGCATGACAATAAAAGGCTATCGACCTACCACAGTCGAAGGAGGATTAATATGTTTGAAGATGATGATATGATTTTACCCGATGATTTCCAAGAGGATACCACACCTACCGAGGAAGTCACAGAAACAGACACACAGGACACAGATATTGAATCTGTAGAGGAAACCACCAACACAGAGGAAGTAAGCGAGCCTGTCAATCCCTTTCTCAAAGTGAAATATAACAAAGAGGATAGGGAATTAAGCGAGGAAGAAGCTCGTGAATACGCTCAAATGGGTATGAACTACCCGAAGCTGCAAGAACGGTTGCAATCGCTGGAAAGTGACCCACGTTTATCCTTTGTCGAAGAGTTAGCCAAAGAGCAAGGCATGGAAGTCAACGAGTATTTAGATGCTGTGCGGGAAGCCAAGGAACAACAACGCTTAAATGAGTTGTTGGAACAAAACATTCCTGAAGAATATGCACGGGAAATACTCGAAAACAAAAAGTTTCGTGAACAAATGCAAGAAGAACGACAAGCGAAACAGCAGGAAGAAGCACAAAGAGCAGAAGCAATGGACTTCTTTGACTTCTTTAAGGAAGCCACAGGCCGTGATTACACACCAGGCAGCAAAGAAGATTTACCTGATGAAGTAATCGCTATCCAAGAAGAGCAAGGCATCCCGTTAAAGTTTGCCTATATGCAGTATCAAAACAAACAACTACAAAACCAAATCAAAGTCTTAAAACAAAATGAAGAAAACGCCAAGCGTGCGCCAATCGGTGGAGTATCCACACATGGATCCACTGAAATCGCAAGCGAGGATGATTTCCTAGCTGGTTTTAATTCTATCTAATAGGAGTGATATACAATGGCAGTAAACTTAGCGAGCAAATATTCAAATCAAGTAGATGAGCGATTCAAATTAAAATCCCTAACACAAGCAGCAACCCATCAAGATTATGATTGGGATGGTGTCAAGACAGTAAACGTTTATTCAATCGCTACAAGCGCGATGAATGACTATACTCGTACTGGAACAGGCCGTTATGGTGTAGCTGCAGAGCTTGATGACACGGTTGCAACTTACACTCTAGCGAAAGACCGTTCTTTCACATTCACCATTGACCAAGGGAACCGTAAGGACTCTATGAATGTTAAAGAAGCTGGTAAAGCTCTAGCTCGTCAACATGACGAAGTAGTAGTTCCAGAGATCGATATCTACCGTTTAACAAAATGGAATGCTGCAGCAGTAGCTAACGGTGGTGTACCAACTGCAACCAACATCACTACTTCCAATGCTTACAGTTCATTCTTAACTGCCCAGGCTTATCTTGATGATAACAAAGTGCCACAAGAAGGACGTATTTCTTTTGTAACACCAGGCTACTTAAACAAAATCAAGCAAGATTCCACATTCTTGAAAGCATCTGATCTAGGTCAAAAAGCGTTAATTAATGGTCAAGTGGGTGAAATTGATGGAGTAGCAATTGTTAAAGCTCCAACTTCTTACTTCCCTGC